GCGTGCAGGCCGCGCTGGCCGCGGCGCTGCGCGCGGTCGAAGGCCGCGGTCGAGCCTTCCTGCGTCCGTCCGGCACCGAACCCGTCGTTCGGGTGACGGTCGAAGCGGACGATGCCGCGCTGGTCGAGGCCACCCTCGAAACACTGGCCGCGGCCGTGCGCAACGCCGCGACCTGATCCGGATCAAACCATTCCCGCGGCGGTGCGCGCATGCTTCCGCCGGGCGACCCGAGACACGCACATGACCAGCCAGATCCCGACCCTCGACATCCGCCGCTTCACCAATCCGGTCTCGCCGGAAGATCGCCAGGCCTTCATCGGCGAACTCGGCGCGGCCTACCGCGAGTGGGGCTTCGCCGGCATCCGCAACCACGGCATCCCGCAGGCGCAGATCGACGAGGCCTATGCGACCTTCCGCGCGTTCTTCGCGTTGCCTGAAGACGCCAAGCGGGCGTACCACGTGCCCGGCGGTGGCGGCGCGCGCGGTTACACGGCGTTCGGCGTGGAGACCGCAAAAGGCGCGAAGTATTCCGACCTCAAGGAGTTCTGGCACATCGGTCGCGAGATCCCGCGCGATTCGAAGTACGCCGCGGACATGGCGCCGAACCTGTGGCCGTCCGAGGTCCCCGGGTTCCAGCGCGTCGGCTACGGCCTGTACGAATCGCTGGATGGGCTGGGCTCGCAGGTGCTGTCCGCGCTGGCCCTGCACATCGGCCTTGCGGAGGATTATTTCGCCGACAAGACCGACTTCGGCAATTCGATCCTGCGTCCCATCCACTATCCGCCGATAACCACCGACGACATCCCCAACGTGCGCGCCGGTGCGCACGAGGACATCAACCTGATCACCCTGCTGGTCGGCGCCAGCGCGGCCGGCCTGGAAGTGCTGTCGAACAAGGGCGAGTGGGTGCCGTTCACCTCCGACGCCGACACCATCGTGGTCAACATCGGCGACATGCTGCAGCGCCTGACCAACCACGTGTATCCGTCGACCACCCACCGGGTCACCAATCCGCCGGGCGAGGCCGCGCGCCAGCCGCGCTACTCGGTGCCGTTCTTCCTGCATCCGAACCCGGACTTCCTGATCGACGTGCTACCGTCCACCATCACCGCGGACAACCCGAGTCGCTACCCGGAACCGATCACTGCGCAGGGCTACCTGGAAGAACGGCTGCGCGAGATCAAGCTGAAGTAGGGCGCATGGGAGCCGCTCGCTGTTGGGGGCTCAAACGCCCATCCAGAAGAACACGGCGGCCATCCGTTCGTTGGCCAGCACTTCGCCGCAGTACGCCGTGGCACTGTGGATCATCGCCGAGCTGTACACGATCAGGCGGTTGAACTTGTTGGGGATGCGCACGTCCTCGACGAAGCTGTCGGGCGGCACGAAGCGTGTACCCAGGGCCTGCACCAGGTTGTCGTGCGGCTTGTTGACGGTGTTGCCGCCGAGTTGTCCGTTCGGCATCTGCTGGCGGTAGAAGCTGGTACCGCAGTGTTCCGGCGCATCGGGCGTGAGGTAGAGCACGCCGGCATAGCGGCACAGCGCGCGCGAATCCGTGTGCGGGCGTGCACCGGCTTCGTTTTCGCCGACCACCTGCACGCAGTTGTGGTTGAGGGTCTTGCCGTCCGGCGCAGACTGCACCCACAGCCTCTTGGAGGCCGTGGCCTGGCGGACCTTGTCTTCGACCGCCGCCATTTCCGCCGGCTCAAGGGCCGGGATCGCGCGACGTCCCGGCCAGCTCTCCTGCGTGTGCGGGAAGCCGAGTGCCCAATCCTCCTTCGCCATGCAACGCTCGCGCACCTCGAAGGCATTCGGCAGCACATCGTCGAACAGCCAGTAGTCGCGGCCTTCAGTCGGTTTCCGGTAAGGCAGCATGCGCAATGGCGGGAAGGGCCTGTTCATCGGCGCGACTATACGGCCGCACCCGCCCGGTTGGTAAACTTCGGGCCCGCACCGACAAGGTCACGCCATGCGCCGCAAGATCGTCGCCGGTAACTGGAAGTTGCATGGCACCCGCGCCTTCGCTACCGCGCTGGTCGCCGAGATCGCTGCCATGTCCGTACCCGGCGTGGAGCTGGTGATCCTGCCGCCGCTGCCGTACATCGGCGACTTGATCGAGGACTTCGAGGGCACTCCGCTGGCGTTCGGTGCCCAGGACGTCAGCAGCAACGAGCAGGGTGCGTACACCGGCGAGGTGTCGGCCTCGATGCTGGTCGATGTGGGCGCGCGCTACGGCCTGGTCGGGCATTCCGAGCGCCGCCAGTACCACGCGGAAAGCAGCGAGCTGGTGGCGCTGAAGTTCCAGGCTGCGATCAATGCCGGCCTGTGCCCGATCCTCTGCCTGGGCGAGGGCCTGGACCAGCGCGAGGCCGGCCAGACCGAGGCGGTGATCGCCAGTCAGCTGCGTTCGGTGCTGGAGCGGGTCGGGGTGGCTGCATTCGCGAATGCCGTGGTGGCCTACGAACCGGTCTGGGCGATCGGCACCGGCCGCACCGCCAGTCCCGAGCAGGCGCAGGCGGTGCACACCTTCATCCGTGGCGAGGTGGCGGCACGCGATGCTACAATCGCCGGCTCGCTGCCCATCCTGTATGGCGGCAGTGTCAAACCCGGGAACGCGGCCAGCCTGTTCGGCCAGGCCGACGTCGACGGCGGACTGATCGGTGGCGCCTCGCTGGTCGCCGCGGATTTCCTGGCCATCGCAAGCGCTGCGGCGGCCTGACCGACAACGGAAACGATGCACGATGTGGCTTCAACTGACTAATGTGGTGTACGTGCTGGTCGCTATCGCGATGGTCGTGCTGATCCTGATGCAACGCGGCGCGGGTGCGCAGGCCGGCTCGGGGTTCGGCGGCGGCGCTTCGTCGACCGTGTTCGGTTCGCGCGGCTCGTCGAACTTCCTCACCAAGAGCACCAAGTGGCTCGGTGTGCTGTTCTTCGTGATCAGCATGGGCATGGCCATGTACGCCAGCAAGAGCGCCGTCGGTGCGCTGGATGCCAAGCCCGACCTCGGGGTGATGGGCCAGGCGGCTCCTGCACAGCCGGTTCCCGCGCTGCCGACCGCGCCGGCGCAGCCCGCGCAATCGGCCCCGGCACCCGTCATCCCGGTCGCCGCACCGGACTACACGCAGCCCGAGGCGACGCGGGCCCAGCCGCAACCGGCACCGGACGCACCGGTTCCGGCACCGGCGGCTACTCCGGCGCAGGGCGGTTGATCGGCATTACAATGCGGTGCGCGGCGACAGCCGCAACGGATTTGCCCAGGTGGCGGAATTGGTAGACGCACTACCTTGAGGTGGTAGCGATTTAGGTCGTAGGGGTTCGAGTCCCCTCTTGGGCACCACTAAGCAATGCATGAAACCCCGCTACGGCGGGGTTTTTTGTGCCTGCAGCACCCTGAGAGCCGCACTCCTACACGCTTCCCGTTTCCCGTCGTGGTTCGCCGCCGTTCGTCGGCATCCGCTTGCAGCCGGACACAATCGTGCGTAGATATGCGCGTAGATTCTGGCTGGGACCCGAACCTCGTGCTGACTGAAGTCGCGATCAAGGCATTGAAGCCCAAGGCCGAGCTTTACCGGGTCGCGGACCGGGACGGCCTCTGCATCGAGGTCACGCCGACGGGCTCGAAGCTCTGGCGCTATCGCTACCGATTCGCCGGCAAGGCCCGAATGATGGCCCTGGGGCGCTGGGACGAGATCACGCTGCAGGACGCTAGGGAGCGTCTCAGGGAAGCGCGCCGGACCCTCGCGCATGGACAGGATCCGATGGCAGCGAGGCGCGAGTCCTCAGAGTCGAAGGTGCGGCGGGAGCGCGCCGGCTTCCCGGCGTTCGCGGCGGAGTGGCTCGAATACAAGCGGAAGAGGGTAGGGCTCGAAACCTTCCGGAAAGCGAAGCTGGTCACCGAGGGCGACCTGGTGCCGGCCCTGCGACGCCATTCGATCGACACGCTCACGACAAAGGACGTGACCCCGGTGCTGGGCAAGATCGCCGAGCGCGCGCCGAACCTGGCCGTGAAGGCGCGCCAGTACCTGGGCGGGATGGTGAATTACGCGATCCAAGAGGGGCTGCGCGAGGACGGCAAGCTGCTATCCCTACGAGGCACCCTGGTGAAGTACGAGGCCGGCCACATCCCGGCCATCACGAAGCCGGCAGAGCTCAGGCCGCTGCTGCTGGCCATCGACGCCTATTCGCAGCCGACGACCCGGACAGCCCTGCTCATGGCTTCCCTGACCGCGCTACGGCCGTCGGTGGTCGCTTCCGCGCAGTGGGCACATATCGACCTGGAGGCCGCTGAGTGGCATATCCCGGGCATGCTCATGAAGACCCGGCACGACCACATCGTCCCGCTGCCCACGCAGGCTGTGACACTGCTGGAGGCGATCCAAGGCGATAAGCCCGGCGTTTACGTGTTCCCGTCGCCGGCGAAGCAGAAAACGCCACACCTGAGCCGCGATGCGTTGAGCAAGGCGCTCCGGGACATGGGCTTCCAAGGCAAGCATGCGACCCATGGATTCCGCGGCACGCTGCGCACGATGGCGCGCGAGCGTCTGAACGTGGATATCGACGTGCTGGAGGCGCAGCTGGCGCACGCGAAGAAGGGCGACGTCCAGAAGGCCTACGACCGCACTACGTTCGATGAGCAACGCCGCGAGGTCATGCAGACCTGGGCGGACTACCTCGACAACCTGCGCAAGGATCCGGCCAGCAAGGTGGTTCCGATCAAGCGCGAAGCATCCGGCTAAGCCGGTAACAAGCGGCGCGACCGGGTGCGGATACACCCGGCCACGCCTTCCACAACCGTTCGAAAGGAGAACGATCATGGCAAGTGAAATGGTAATGGCATACGGCGACGACGGTTTGGAACCGTCACCGGTCGAAGACGTAATTGAGATCGAGTGCGCGCCACAGACAGGCGGCTATTCGACACCTGGACTCGTTCGGTGGCTTGCGAAGCGAGGAGGCCACGTCCCGACACGAATTCGCAAGATCAAGCGCCCGGGTACGCGGCTCAATCCCACGCCGTTCGCCTACGTCGAGTTCGACTGCACACCGTTCGTGCGCTATGTGGGTGAGAGCGGTCCGGTCTACGGGCACTGGTCCGGCTGCTACGTCCGGAATGCGAGCGAAGCCACAGACCCGATATTCACCTCTCTCCCGGCCAAGAGCCGAGCGCGCATCGTCGCTGCGTTGGAGGCCTGATCATGGCCTTCAAAACAGTACTCCCCGATGCACTGGTCAACGAAGCGAACGCGCTGCTCATTAAGTCCAGAGCGGTATTGGACTGCTTGGGGGATGGAATTGCGCATCTCGATTCGCCGGAGAAAGTGGTACCTGGACTGACTTGGCTGTTGACCGATCAACTCACGCGGATCGAGGAAATCATTAATTCAAAGCAGGAGGCCTGACCATGGCCCTCAGCCAAGAGCAATTAAAGCAACTTGCCGTCGATATCTGCGCCACGATGGACGCACTGGATCGCGGAATGACACCAGATGAGCTGCGCGACTTAGCGTTTCTTGCCGGCGACAAGGCGGGCTATCTCGCCACAGTAGATGCGGCCGTAGCGTTCCATAGCCTCCCGCAGGAAGTGCGTGATCCAGGCTATCGCAAGGGCACCGCGATGCAGCCTGCGAAGTGGGCGGACTGCGTCTGGAGGCCAACGCCATGAACCAGTTCCTCCGCGAAGAACTCGGCGAGATCATACGCGAGGCGATGCCGGCGCCCGTGATCGAACTCACGCCAACGGGCGAGATGTTGTCGCACGAGGCGATGGAGGTGGCGCGGTTCTACCATCGCGCGAATCGTGATCAGCGGCGCGCGCTGGATGCAGTGGTGAAAGCGATCGGGGTGCAGCCATGAACGTCGAGCGGCTCCACGCGGGCAGCGTCATGGAAGCGACGATCCGCTTCGTCGATTGGGCGCGCAGCCGTCGCGAGATCCCCACGTCACGCGAGATTGCAGAGTTCCTGGGATGTAGCCGCGCGACCGCTTGGCGCTACCGCAATGCTTTGCTTGCCGCACAAGGAGCGTGAGCATGGAAACGCGCGACAGAATCACCTATCTGTGGATCGGGTCAAAGGTCGAAATCGACTACGAGCGGCGCGGAGTATTTCCGGAATTGCGTTCGCCCAATAGCATCTATGCAGCTGCGCATGGGGCCCGATACAAGGTCTCGCTAGATTTAGTCAAAGCTGTCGCGATGGATGCGCTTGAACAGAAGTGCGTCAAGCGGACCCGGCAGGAACGAGGATTGGCTTGCTCCTACGGAACGATGAGCAAGAATCTCGTGGATTGGAAAACGCGATCTGAGGCGATCGCGATCCTGCAGGCAGAGCAAGTTGAGCGAGATTGTGCGCCGGTGCGGACTCTGTTCTGTCGCCTTGGAATCCCCTTTACTGTGGATCAAGGGGAATAGTTGTGGCAACGAAGAAGCCCGCGACGGAAGCCCCTGTGAAAGCGGGGGCGCAGAAACCCCAGAAGGGAATCCCTGCATGGTTCGACCTCAGTCGCTACAACTTTCTTCGAGAGTTGGACGCTGCAGGATGGGGGAACGTCGTCTTCAAGCTCTTGAATCTAGATAGCCTGAATGACGAAGAGATCGACGCGATTTTCGATGGTGATCTCACAATCAGCAAAAGCGAGCGCCTTGAATTCTTGTTCAACGATGTCGCTTGGCTCATAGACCCGGAGCCTCTGTGGAGTCGCCCCACGCTGCACAACTTTAGTGCTGAGAGATTCGCGTTCAGTGGGGTTTCCTCGGTGACTTGCGGCGTATTGGCGAACATGTCGCTTGCGCTTGAAAAAGTAGATCGTGGTCAGGAGATGATTGAGTACGCCCGAGCCAGAAAGCAGCGGGCTTCGGCCCGTCCTGCGAAAGAAGTCGCAAAGGAAATTAGCGAAAGCCTCAACAAGCCCTTTTTCTTGGCGGTGCGTGAAGCATCTAAGCAGAGCCCTCCGCCTCTTCGGGCAGTAACGGTGGACCTGGGTCTGCCGGACCAGATGCTTGTGAGTGGATTCAAGGATTGGCTAACGGCAATGAGGCGGTTCGAGTATCAGAAGGCTGGGAAGAAGACCTTCAGCAGAAATGACTTCGCTAAGTGGGTAGACCTTAAGTACGTCCCACTTTTCATCCTGAAGAGATGGTCGGAGCTTGCAGGCTTTGAGTTGACCTACGCAGATATGGCAGAGGTTCTTTTCCCGAACAGGAGCAAGCCAACTGCGGAGGACATTCGTAAGACGCATTGGAAGAACGTTAGAAAGTGGGTATCGCAGCCGACACAAGATGCGCTAACTGCTCAGGCGGAAATAATCGGAACGTAGAATTTTCCGGAAGAATTCGCACACTAGAAACTTCCTCGCGTTTCACTTCTGGCTGAAGGCACCATCGTTCGCGAACCGGCACACACGTACGCCGGTACGGAGACGGACGATGGAAAGCGGCACAAGTACACCGCTCGCTCACACGGTGAACGAGGCGATCAAACGGCTCAGCGTGAGCCGCACGACCATGTACGAGCTGATCAAGGCGGGTGAGGTTCGCCCGTTCAAGATCGGACGGAAGACCCTGATCCCGGAGGCTGAACTCCGCAAGGTCATCGATTCGCGCATGGCTGTCCCGGCTGGTGCGAAGTGAACCGCGCCCTCAACGCAGCCCCCGAGCTGCAGGCGATCGAGCACCAGGAACTCCTGGTCGAGCAACTCGAAGAAGAGGTGAGCGACGCCAAGGAGGGCAACAGTCTGAAGCCCCTCGCAGACTTGCGACGCGAGCTCGGCGCGCAACGCCGGAAGCTGGACGCAATGCGTGGCGGTGCGAAGTGAACGCGCTACTCCCTGGCCAGCTGCCGACGATCGCTGACCTCGACGCTGCAGGTGCCGATGCCGGCGCCTTGATCGACGCGACCCGCTGGGAACTGGCGCGCGCCATTGGTTCCTCGCGAGACGCGGCGACGGTCCGATCGCTAGCCGAACAAGTCGTGACGCTGGAAAAACTCCGCGATGAATACTTCGGCGGTGGCCAGTGAAAGCCCTTCTGCCGAACCTATCCGCGGCGCTGCCCAAAACGAAGATGGCCGAATTGCGCGCCATGGCGTCATCCCGCTCAGGCCGCCGGATACTGAAAAAAGAACAGGTCAGGTTGGCTGCGGTGCGCGAGAGTTACATCCGCCAAATGAACACGCAGCTGGCGGCCTTTGACGAATCGCTGCGCGAGCTCGACGCGATGCTCAATCCGGCGGAGATCGAAGCGTGAGCATCGTCCTTGACGCCGCCCAGGTGCTGGCAAAGAGCCCGAGCAATCGAGCAGAACTGCGGCGACTTGCACAGCAGCACCGCGAAGCCACTGTCGTCGCGAACAACGCCTTGGCGGGTTTGCCGGATGCGATCGCAACCCTGCAGAACTTCGAGGTCTATCTCCAAGGCCAACGCGCGCGCCATATCGAGGAGGCAGACGCGATCGAGCGCGCGCTGCGCGAGGTGGCATCGTGACCAGCCAGGTCGACCTACTCCGCGACCTGTATCGGCCAGCCCCGCCACTGCCACGTGCGCAATTGCAGGACCTTGCCGATTCGCTCCAGGCGCAACTGGTGCGGCTGTCCGAGGATCCGACGCCGGACCTTTGCGAAACGGTCGCCAGAAACCTCGACGGCGCGCGCCAGGCAATTCTCCGCATGCGTCAATCGCTGCTGGAGGCCGGCCGCGGATGAGTCCCCAGACACGACGAAGCCCGCAGTTCGCGGGCTCCGTGAGCAAGCTTGGCGGCGAGGCTCCGGACGATGATAGCGCAGCGGGTGCACCTCGCAAGCGTGCATTCATCGCGAAGTGGCGATCGGCCGTGCTCAACAGCGACGAGTCGGCAAGCGAGAAACTGACCCTGCTCACCCTGGCCGAGTTCGCAAACTCGAACGGGCGTGACTGCTACCCCGGAATCGAGGCGTTGGCGCAGCTTTCGAGCCAGAGCGAGAAAACCTGCTGGCGTGCGCTCACTGCGACTGAAGGCCGCTGGTTCAGTAGGCAGGCAATCAAGTTCAAGGGGCGTAAGTGGAGGGGCTACAAATACCAACTGTTGTTGCCGCAAGGTGCAGTCACAGAGTCCAGAACTGAGCGTGAAGTTAAGGACACTGTGTCCAGTACTCAGCCCGCGAGTTCTGGACATTCGGTGTCGGAGTTCCGGACATTTGAGCTTCGAGGTCACGTCACAGAGTCCAATGACCTAGAAAGAGCACCTAGAAAGAGCAACCAGAAAGAACAAGAGCGTGCACGCGCGAAGAAGAAACCCGATGTGGTCCTGCCTACGTGGCTACCTGCTGACGCTTGGCAGTCATGGAAGGATCATCGCGGCAAGAAGTTCAGCAGTCGTGCCCAGGATCTCGCCATCCAGAAACTTGAAGCTCTTCGGGCTGAAGGACACGACCCGGCGAAGTTGATCGAGCTCGGCATCGAGTCCGGATGGTCGAGCTTCTACCCACGCGATTCGACAAAGGCCGCCGGCAAGTCAGTCGGCACGATCGAGCGCGACCCCCGAACCGACGAAGAAATTTCCGCAGCGAACGAGCGCGAGCTCGCGCGCTTCGGCATGGGAGCAGCTGCATGACGACAAACCCGCAAACCCAGGAGCAGGCCGACAGCGCCCGCGTGTGGACCTGCCCGACGCACGAATTCACCTATGGCGACGGCGTTCCCGATCCGAAGCGGATGACCTGGAGTTGCCCAACCTGCCAGAAGGCTGCGCAGGCTGCCGAGTACAGCCATCGCGAACTGCATTCGCGCTACGGCTGGTGGCTGAAGAGTTCCGGCGTGCCGGAGCGCTACCGGTCCGCGACGCCGGCGAGCATTCAGCCGGTGACTGCCAGCGCCAAGTCACTCCGACGTGCAGTGGAGGCCTACGTCGCCAACCTGCAGACGCGGTACGAAGAAGGCGCTGGCCTGCTGTTGTCCGGGCCGCCAGGACTCGGCAAGACGGTCGGCCTCTGCGCGATCGTCAACGAGGCCTGCCGCACGATGAGCGGCCCGATTTACGCCAGCTGGCCCGACGTCCTGGCCGAGACGAAGGCAGCCTTCAGCGGCGGCCGTGGCGATCCTCGACGCAACGCAATCGACCGTCTCCGCAACGCGCCAGTGTTGGCCTTGGACGAACTCGGCGTGAAAGCCGCAAGCGACTATGACCACGCCGAATTGTTCCAGTTGATCGACTGGCGATATCGGAACCAGTTGCCGACGCTGGTCGCCACGAACGCAGGGACGGCGAACTTCGCTGCACTCGTCGGGGAACGCGTCGCCGATAGGCTGAAGGAGACGGGCCCGACGCTGGTCTTGAGTGGCGACTCGCTGCGCGGCCAGGTGAGCATTGCTGGGCCGGATGCCTTTGAGGAGCCGGCCGAGACGACCATCGTCCGGACCCACGAGCAGGGTCGCTGGCGGGAGCAGACGATCCACGGCAGCGGGTTTCAACTGTGATGGCCTGCCAGCGCGACGTGCGGGGCGAACCTGAACGGCTGTGGATAAGTCGGGGGGAGGCCTCAGAACCGAGGCCGATTCGGACGGACACCGACTCGACCCCAAATCTTTCGCATCCCCAATTGGCGGGACGACCCCCGCGGAGGCGCAATGGCACGCAATAGAACCCCCCGCGCCAAGGCTGAAGTGTCGGGAACCACGATCAAGCACGGCGCCCGTTTCAGGAACCGCCGAGGCCCGACGAAAACGCGCCCGATCGGCGAACCCTACGCCGGCATGAAGCCTGCCGAGGTGCGGTACTGGCGCGAGTACGCAGCGGAGCTGCCTTGGCTGCACTCGTCGCACCGCGTGCTGCTTCGCATGGCCTGCGTGCTGTCCGCGCGGATGGACTCGGGCCAGTTCGGCGACTCGGCGGCGGCAGTCCTGGGTTCGATCCTTTCGAAAATGGGAGCGACCCCGCAGCGAGGCGGGAACGCATGACGGTCCTCGAATTCCCAACCGGCCGCGTACTGGTTCGCGACGAGTGCGCGAAGCTGGCGCAGCATCGCTGCAAGGCATGCGGGACCGCGTTGGCACCGACGCGCCAGACGGGGCGAACCCGCTGCTATTGCGACGCTGCATGCCGATCGCGCGCATGGCGAAGCCGGCATGGCTGAGCCTGCAGCGGATCTCCACGAGCGGACCGAGCGGACCGCGGCGCTGCTGCTCAGTGCGGCGCAATCCAAGCCCCACATGTGGATCAGCGACGACTTGCGGATCGGCGTTGACGACGCCGCGAAGATCCTGGGCATGAAGCCATCGGGCTTCCGAAAGCGCCTGCCTGAGTCCGGCATCCGCGTCTACCGAATCGGCGGCCAGGGACACAAGCGAAGCCTTCGAATCTTCGACTTGGCCGCTTGGATTGAGCGCGAAAGCGATGTTGGCATGCCGATCACCGGCGCCCTTGTGCCCTCTGCTACCCCTTGATGCCCCTTTCCCCTCCCGTAATTCGGCGGCAATTCCGCCAAGGTGCCGCTATGACCGTTGAGCCAATCGACCACAGCGCCGCAAGCCGACTTCGGCTGGAGGCACAGCTGCGCCTGGAAGCCGTGCAGAGGTCAAATGCAATGGATCCGATGGAGCGTGCCGACGCGGAGCGCGCGGTCTACTACGCAAAGTTCGATCGTGCCGTCGCCACGCTTTCCCCAGAGCAAGCGGAGCGAGTTGACCTGCTGAGCAGCTTTCTCGACAACGATGGAACATGGCACCTGCGAGCCAAGGGCGGCCATGCCGTCGCCACGCTCCGTGACCCCGATCTACCAGCGCCTGCCCTCTCTTGCGAGCCTGCGCCTACTCCAGCACACACAGCGGCGTCCAAGGGCCCCACGGCGACGCAACGAAAGCTCCTGCTCGCCTGCGCGCAGCGAATTGTCGATGTCGAAGACACGCTCAGCAAAGCGCTGATGCACGCGTTCAATCGGATCAAGGCGCTGGAAACCCAGAGCGCACTCGACGCCGAGCTGCTCAAGGAGTTCGAGAACATCGCTGGCCGCGTGGATGCGATCGAGACACGCGGCTTCCGCTTCCTCGGCAAATACCAGGCGCCGGCAACCTACAAGGCGGGTGATGTCGTCGCATTCAAGGAAGCCCTATGGAACTGCGTGCAGGACACGAAGGTCGGCGAGCGGCCCAACACGGCGAGCCACAAGTGGGCGCTGATGATTGCGGGGATCCAGGAATGACGGCCTGGGAATCGATATGCGAGCAGCTGGAGCCACTGACTCCCCAAGAGATCGCACTGATCATCACCAGCGCACCGGATGAGGCGTGCGTCATCCGGAACGGCACGCTGGTTCGAGTGAACAAGGCGGCGCGGGATGCAGCGCTCCTGGACGCAGTCGGGAAGGCAACCCGAACAGCGCTGGCCGCGCTCGAACTCACCTCGGCCGACGAGATCGCTCGCAACGAGATCAATTTCAAGCCCTATCAAAACTGGGTGACTGTCACCTACGTGCTGAAGGACGGCAGGTCAGAAACCTGCAAGCAGTTCTACGACGACGTGCGGCTTCAATGAGTGGAGGAGACAGAGACACCGCAACCCTGGTCAATCCGAGCTTGGGCGCAGATCCCTTGCAAGCAGGGAAATCTCTCCCGCAACCGGCTGTCAGGTCGATAGCCGACTGCACCGCGGCGACGCGAGGCGCTCACGACCAACAAGGAATGACGCCATGAAGTACCAGATTGCTGATCAGATCTCCGCGCTCGAAGCGACCATCGACGACGCGATGACCAAGCGCAAGTCGATCCTCGAACGCGCCCAGTTGCAGGAACGCAGCCTCTCCGACGCGGAGCGGGTGGAGTTCGACACCATCGGCCGCGACATCGATCGTCTGCAGGGCGACCTCGCACGCTGCAAGGCGACGCAAGCCGACATGGCCACCGCCCGCCCGGTGGATGACCAGAGCCACAAGGGCATGCAGGTCCGTGCCGGTATCGCCCCGTCGGGCGCCCAAGCACGAAACACGCAGACGCTCGATGCGGGCATCGGCTTCGCCCGGGTGGCACGGTGCGTGGCCCTGTCCCACATCCATCACCAGAACCCCGCGCAGATCGCGAAGACGATCTACCCAGACGACGACCAGACGATCGGCCACCTGACCCGGACAGCAGTACCGGCTGCCAACACCGGCAGCGCGACCTGGGCCGGCAACCTGATCACCGATGGTGGCGTGGCATTCGCCGACTTCGTCGAGTTCTTGCGCCCGCGCACGCTGTTGGGCCGGATCTCGGATCGCCTCCGCAACCTGCCGTTCGATACCCCGGTCCTGATCCAGAGCACGGGCGGCACTGCGAAGTGGGTCAAGGAAGGCGCCGCGAAGCCGCTGACCAAGTGGCAGTACACCCGCACCAAGCTGGTCCCGCTGAAGGTGGCGGCGATCGCAGCGGCCACGAAGGAGACGCTGATGCGGGCCACGCCGGCCGCGGATGCGTTGCTGCGTGACGAACTGGCCCGTGCGGTTGGCGCGACGCTGGACACCACGTTCATCGATCCGGATGCCGCGGCGGTCACCGACGAGTCGCCGGCCTCGATCCTCAATGGCGTGACGCCGTTGACCCTGAGCGGTGGCACCGACTCCAGTGCGGTGCGCTGCGATGTCGAGGTGTTCATGAACCAGTTCGCCGACAATCTGCTGTCGCTCGACGGTGCCTTCTGGATCATGCCGGAACGCATCGCGATCGCGCTGTCGCTGATGGAGAACGCCCTGGGCCAGCAAGCCTTCCCGGGTATCAGCTTCAGCGGCGGTACGTTCTTCGGCCTGCCGGTATTCATCACCGCCTACGCCGACACCGACAGCAACGGTTCGGTGGTTGCGCTGGTCCGCGGCGACGAGATCTTCCTCGGCGACGAGGGCGGCATCCAGGTCTCGATGTCCGACCAGGCTTCGCTGCTGATGGACGACGCGCCGAACAGCAGCAGCGTCACCCCGACCGCGGCTCAGCTGGTGAGCCTGTGGCAGACCAATTCGGTCGCGTTCCTGGTGGAGCGCTTCATGAACTGGCAGCGTCGCCGCGCGGCTTCGGTGGCATGGGGTCGGGTGAACTGGAGCGGCTGCTCCGACACGTCGCCGTAAGCAGCAGGGCAGTAACGGGGCGGCTCTTCGGGGCCGCCCCTCTACCCACATTGGACAGGAGGCAACGAAGGCATGAACGCGAATGGCGAGACACACCTACCGGTGGACGACTTGAACGCGAACCTTCGACGCCTCGGGCGTTCGCTGGATGCGGATGCACTCAAGCGGCAGGGGTGGAACGGAGACGAGTACGGCCTCTACATGACTTGGAGCGACGGCTTCAGCGCCTTCGTCGGCTTCGGGCCAGTGGCTACGGCGATGGTCGAAGGCTGGGGCGAGGGGCTGCACTGACTGACTACCAAGGCCTTCAGACATGTGAAGGTGAAACTGAACAGGGGGGGGGTACCCGCGAACTCGAACCCCTCAGACCGGACACCGACCCCGCTCCCACGCAGAGGTTTTTTCTAGCCCCGGAATTTCGGCTCGAAGTCGGAATTCTGCTCACAAACCCCAGCACCACCAGGACGCAATCCACCCGCCAACGGCAATAAATGGGCAAAAAACGGATTTTCGTCTGGAGCGCTCCTAGGCCGCTCCAGGCCTTGACCACAAAGGGTTTCCGACGATGAGCAACGCCGCAACGATCGACGTCCTGCTGAGGGCAAACACCGCGCAGTACCGCGCGGCGATGATCGACGCCGGCCGCGTCGCCAACCAGAACCTCGGCCTGATTCAGCAGGAAGCGAAGAAGACCGCCGCGGTCATGGCGAACTTCCAGAAGGCGGCCGTCGGATTCATCTCGGTGCAGGCGCTCAGTTCCGCCGGCGGCGCGCTGCTCGAAGTGACGAAGCGGCAGCAGGCGCTGGTCAACGCGATGAAGGCCTCGACCGGCTCCGCGAAGCTCTCCGCGGATGCCCTGTCCTTCGTATCGCAGACCGCGAAGCAACTCGGGCTCGACTACCAGACCGCGGCCGAAGGCTTCCAGCGCATGACGGCATCGGCGACCGCCAACGGTGTCGCGATGAAGGACCAGCAGCGACTCTTCCTCGAAGTGAGCAAAGCGGCGACCGCGCTGCAGATCGCACCGGAGAAAGTCGACCGCGCGATGACGGCGCTCTCGCAGTCCTTCAGCAAGGGCCGATTCCAAGCCGAGGAACTGCGCCAGCAGCTGGCCGAAGCAATCCCAGGCGTGCTCCCGCGGTTCCAGATCGCCGTCATGGAAATGGTCAAGGGCACGAACCTGGCCGGCAAGTCCTTCGACCAGTTGCTGCAAGGCGGCCTGCTCGACGTCAAGACGTTCCTGCCCGCGATGACGCAGGCCTTCTCCGAGCTCGGCGTGAACTGGAAGGCCGCGTCGACCTCCCTGCAGGCCGAATCGAACCGACTCGGGAACGCGTGGCGGGAGATGAAGCTGGAGCTCGCCGGCGGCGCCTTCAGCGATACCGCGATCGCCGGGATCAAGGGCGCCACGGTCGCACTGGAGGGCATGGGCACCGTCCTGCCGATCCTCGTCCCGGCAGCGGCCTCCCTGGCAGCGGTGAAGCTGGGCGAAAGCGCCGCGGGCTGGGTCAAGGGTCTCAACGCCTCCCATGCGGCCATGCTCGCGCAAGCGGTCGGCGCGGAGGCCGCAGCCGCAGCGCTGGTCAACAAGACGAAGCGTGAGATGGAAGATGCGGTGGCGAGCGCCTCGCGCGCGCAAAAGGCCTACGGAGGCAGCATTGCAGCTGACCTGGCCGCAAAGGTCGCGACGGACGCGCACAGCCGCGCACTGCAACAGCACAAGGCGGCTACGGACGGAGCTGCAGCCGCTAGTGGCCGGCTTGCACTAGCCGGCAAGGCGGCGCTCGGATTCTTCGGCGGTCCACTTGGCCTAGCCTTCATGGTGGGGTCGACGGCCATCTCCTGGCTCGCATTCCGCGACAACACGAACGCCGCCTCGCAGGCGCTGGTCGACTGGTCCGGTTCCGCGGATCAGGCCATCACGAAGTTCCGTGAACTGAACGCCTTGCAGCAGGCGTCATCGATTGCCGGGCTGCAGAACACGATCAAGGCGCAGGCCGAGCAGTTCGAAAGCGACATGGCCAGCATCACCGGCAGCGTGCAGCAACTCTTCGCGCAGGGCTTCGATCGCAGCCTCGGGGCATACGACCTCTATCCGGAATCGGCGCAGGCCGCAGCGCGCGCCTACCTGGCCACGACCGGCGCACTGGTGAAGGAGTTCCAGACCGGCAAGCTGAAGGCGGACGAATACTCGGCAGCCCTCGCCACGGCGAACACGAAGCTTCTGGCGGACGAGGCCGCGGCCCGGCTGCTGAAGGATCGGCTGCTGGAGAAAGCCGGTGTGGTCGGCACGCTGACCCGGGAGCTACAGCACAACCAGGCGCAGCTGGACACGCTCACCGGCAAGCAAGGAACCGCGGCAAGCGCGGCCGACAACCACGCAGCCGCACTTCGAGGCCTCGCCGGCGCTGCACAGAGCGCGACCGCGCAGATGGGCAGCCTGTTCGGGTCCTTCAGCGATTCGGTGTGGCAGTCCCAGATCGAATGGATCCGGAAGACAAAAGGCGAATACGCCGCATTCCAGGTGACGCAGGGCAAGGGCATCCTGGACAAGGGCGGCCCGAATGCACTGCCTGCGGACGAGCGCGCCAACTACAACGCCTTCGACGCCTTCATGAAGCAGCACTTCAGCCGGATGAAGGCCTACGACTCGCAGCAGAAGGCGGCCAAGGCCACGGCGCGCACGCATGCCGACGCTGGCCAGGACACCCTCAGGGCTGCGCAGGCTCGCCAGCAGGAGTACCAGTTGGAGATCGCCGCCGGCGACGCCCTCAACAGCTCCCGCCGCGAGTTGCTGAAGTTCGAGCTGCTGCTGCGCGACACCCGCGACAAGACGATCAAGTCCAAGGCCGACGAGATCCGCGCCATCCTCCAGGCGAACGTGGTCCTGGAGGACCAGATCGACGCGACGCGGCGCCTGCAGGAGGAGAAGCTCCGCGGCCTGGCCGTCGATCGCCAGATCGCCGACGACATGGAGGCGATGCAGAAGAAGCACGCACGCGACATGCAGGCCCTGCGGCACGGCGGCAACACGGCGGCGTGGAACGGCATCGCGAACGGGATCAGCGACCAGTTCCGCGACATGCGCAAGCAGATGGACGGCGACCTGCAGAACCGGCTGGCGTCCATCCCGCTGGACCAGTTCGAACGCCGGAACGCGGAACAGAACGCCTACCTGGAACTCATCGGGAAGACGGTCATCGCAGAGTCGGAAGCGATGGCGCAATCCCGCAAGAACTTCGAGGAGATGCTCGCGGCGCAGTCCGACTGGCGCAACGGGATGCGCTCGAGCATCGAGGACTACATCGCAGCGGCCGAGGACATCGCCGGCCAGACGAAGAACCTCACGAACAGCTTCCTGCAGGGGACCGAGGATCTGCTCACCGACTTCTTCACGAAGGGCAAAGCCGACTGGCGCGGCTACTTCGACAGCATCGCAGCAGAGTTCATGCGGATGGCGGTTCGGTCGCAGATCTCCAAGCTCATGAAGAAGTTCCTGCCGGGCCTCGACGACGGCTCAAGCGGCGCTTCGATGCAGAGTGCGGCGAGCGCCCTCTCAGCGTCCGCAATGCCACTGTACGGCGCAGCAGCAGCGTTGCAGGCCGCAGCAGCATCGCTGGCCGCAGCGGGCGTTGCCAATGGCGGCACCGCACCCATGGGCGGCACGGGCGGCGGCGGCTGGACGAGCATGTTCACCTCGATCCTCGGCATGTGGAGCGGCATGAGCAAAATGGGCGGCGGCTATGTCGCCAGCTCCAACGGCGTGACCGGCCAGCAGTTCGCCGATGTATTCGAAGACTTCATGGGCGGCTGGGCTGCGGGTGGCTACACCGGCCCCGGTGGCCGATTGCAGCCCGCCGGCATGGTCCACAAGGGTGAAGGCGTCCTGTCGCAGCCGGAGATCAACGCGCTCGGCGGCGAGTCGGGATTCAACGCGCTGCGCCGCGCCATCCGCAGCGGCTATGCGAACGGCGGCATGGTCGGCGGCTCCGGCCGGGTGCGCCTGGGTCGCGGACCTGAAGACAGCGCCGGCCCAGGCGCAGGCCGCGGTCGCGCCATCACCGTCGAACAGCACTTCCACAACCCCCGCATGTCGGACCGTCGCAGCGATTCGCAGCGCGCTGCCGATTCCGCCATGAAGCTCAGCGACGCGACGAGGTTTGCCTGATCCACAGCGAGGCCTGCTCACGCGGGCCGCATTGCCCGAGCGATGTCAGGCGTTCCTGCAGGACTGGTATGGTTGCCTACGCGGATGAGAGGTCATCTCAACAGGGGGATTTATGCGCTTGAACAGCTTGCTCGCCGCCGTGGTGTTGTCCGCTTCGCTTGTTGGCTGCGCATCGTCCAGCCTGATAGTCGGCACGCGCCGACCGCCGATCGCACCCGAACAGGTGCGGTTCTACATGGATCCGCCAGCGCGTTACGAGAAAGTCGCCATGCTCAGCGCAGTGAGCAATTTCTCCTGGGCAATCACGGATCAAGGGAAAACCGACAAGGTTGCGGACCGCCTCCGCGCCGAAGCCGCGGCAGTTGGAGCCAATGGGGTTCTGATCCAAGGCATCGGCGATCAGTACACCGGCAGCGTCGGAAGCGGCCAAGCCTGGGCAAGCGGCGGCATGGCGTGGGGTCTCGGTGTGTCGTCGGCGACCTATCGCAAGACCGGAAAGGGTGTCGCCATCTACGTGCCGGATCAGCCTGAGAACGGCCCGATCTGGGAGGAACGTTCGGCCGCTCCCCCGCCGCTGCCTGCCTCACCCCCACCGCCGGGAGGCAGCACTCAGCCTTACGAACCTGATCCGGCCAAGCGCTGCGACGCCTGCGGGCGCATTCGCCCCTAGCGTCGGCACCAACGGAACGTACGGCCTGCCGTGCGCGAATGCTGACAAGTACGAGCATCGACTGGTTCGCCTGAGCACTAGCACGCTCTAGCCCTGATCGGGTGGCGGTGCTTTGCTTTTCAGGAACCAGTTCCGATTGCCGCCACGTCGTCGCTTGCGCTCCTTCGCCTCTGCCTCAGCGCGCTCTTCAGGCGTGCGTGAGTCTCTCCCGCGCATCGCCGACTGCGGCCCATACAGGGTGAACTCGTCGGGCTTGTCGTCTTCGTCCATGCAGCGAGCGTGCGGGGCATTCGTCGCACGGGCTGGGATCACCATGACCAAGCGTCATTTAGCGAAAATTTCACCCCGCCCGCGTTAGGTTGCTAGCGCGCCGATGCAGGGGGCGAGCGCAGCCAACATCACTACGTGAGGCTGCCATGCGACTAGCTGTCTACCTGCCCGATAGCCGCTCCTATCCCTACGTGCTCACGCCTGACTGCCTGCAGCCGTCCATGGTGTGCGAACACCAGTATGGCCACATGGAAATGAAGGGTGTCGTATCTGTCGACGACAGCCTCTTGCCGGCGATTGCGCACCCCGTCTCAGCTGAGACAGACTTCGAGTACGTCATCTACAGCGGCTACGGAATGTGGGCGATCGAAACGCTCATGGAGCGCGCTGCGACTGCTCAGTGCAGCGATTGACGCAGCATGCGGAGCATCCAAGCGGCCTCACCATCGCCGGCAGTGGCTGCGATGCGCAGGGCGTCGATGAGGGCTGAAAGAGACGGCAAGGTCACTTCGGAAAGATGGGCAAGAAGGTGCCGCTCCCGTCCAACTGCCCGAACTGCCACTTCGCAAAGCAACTAATCTCGCCTTGGAGATCATTCACGCGCACAGGTTCCCAAGTCGAGGTTGAGATTTTCACCCCACGGGCCTGCCGGCGACCCGCCTTCGATTGGAGAAAGGCTCCGCCTCTGTGCAAGGTGATGGTTCCGGGTTCATCCATTTGAGGAACGTCAGTCCCCCCATTCAACTTCACCAGCAACCGATCCGGCGCGCAGACGATCCTGGCGTCAGATGGTGGATCCCAAGGGAACACCTCCAGCGAGGACTCGCCGCCCAAAGCCATCACTCCGGACTTGCCTTCGATATTCGCCAGCCTCAGAAACAGTGGGAATTGATCGACGAAGTCGGGCAACTCGAAGAGAGATCCAGGTTCGACGGCACTCAAGGGAACGAGCGTCAATTCAGATGGCTTCCAGTACACGGGAGAGTCCTTGGCTGGGTTGAGGCTGCAGTATCCGAGTTCACCGTCTCCCAAAGTGAGATCCATGCAGACCGCCTGACTGGTCCCCTCCTAAGGCGCAGGCGCCAGCAGTCTGGATGAGAGCAGGGGACATGCCGTTGGATTAGGCCTGCCTCGACAGAACTCGAACCTCGACGGGTCCGGGAATCGCAACCCTAGGCTAGCCGTTCGTCGGCGTCCGCCTGCAACCGCAGCTTACGTGCGTAGGCGCGTGCGTAGATTGCTATGGCGCCGTCTGTGAGTAAGCAATGGCGAGGTTTGCAGCGATTGTACGAGTCCCCTCTTGGCACCATGAAGCAAGCAAGAAACCCGCAGCGATGCGGGTTTTTTGTTGTTCGATCGGTCGGGGGCCAAGAGGAGACCCGAACCCGGTTCAATCGGGCACAACCTCGAATTCGCTGTCCGGCAGCGA